ACTTCGTTCTATTGTTTATATCAAATCTAGACCATTCATTAAGTGTACTCTGGAAATACATATCTCCATAACACCCGTCACTTTTCAAACCTACATAACTATTAATATATGTTTCAATTGCTGCGGCGTGAGCTTGTTTTATATCCTCACTTGAATTTGGAATACCTCCAATTTCTTTTTCCGTCAACGATAGCTTGTTCCATAACTTATCTGGTCTTGTCATTGAATAACCTCTATAACCCCTACGTTTAAAGTAGTAAAGTAATCTAGGCTTATTATTCTCACATAAAATTGGCATCCCGTAAAATACTGTAGCCATTAACACATCCTCGAAAAACATCTCAGCTGTTGCAGGTCTTGCAATATATTCTAGAAAGAATGTACTTGGAGGTGCGTCTTCCATACTCCACTTTGTGAGTCCGTGTAATGCTCCTTTAGATCCTTTTCCGTCGGTAGTACCCGAGATATCATAACTATCGCAACCAAAAGCTCCGACATGTTCGTTTCCTGGATACTTCATACCATTCTTGGTAATCTGTTTATTTTGAAGAGCTCTCGGTGGAACCCATGAAACCTTAAATCTTCCTTGAGGGTTTGGCGTAAAGATAACTTTTGTATCCTTAACTCCATTCTCCCATTGAAACGACCCTGTAGTAACTACTGCAGCGTTATTAAGATCACTATTATAATCTATTTGTTCGTATATTTTTGCCAAGTTAAACAAACTGTTTTGTGATTCATCTCTGAATGCATGATCAGTTGTTCTTGGAAATTGTCTGTAAAATTCATTTAATGCATCTTGATCTCCTTTTAATCCCTCTACCTCGTTATTCCAGTGCTCGATGATTCCCTGGTCAATAGTGTCTCCAAATGGGCCGACGCAATCTGATTGTGGGGTATCGAAGACAGGAAAGCCGTAAGAATCAATGAATCCTTCGTAATTCCATTCCATAGGAATGAACAAAGAATATAATCCTGAGCGAGTTTGTCCATTTGCATTTCTTTTTTTAACGTTACTATCGTCATATAGTTTTTTGAAGTTTGCGCCTCCTTTATCTAATGCGTTACTTGTTGAACCCATTAAACATTTACCTATAACTCTACTACCTAATCTAAGGGTGGTTTTCGTAACTCTCCAATTGTTGAGGATGTTGTTCGGGCGTTCCCATTTACCACTCTCATCATGGACGAGGAGTTTGAGTTTCTCCCCATCGTAGGCGTTATCGCCGGTATTCTTCCAGTCGATCGTGGTGTCCAAACCCTCGAGTTCTTCACCGGCTTCGCTAGTGGTTTTGATAATACTTCTTCGTGTAAGCTTTGAAGCGGGTACACGATAGGCAATCTCGGTCTTTGGTCTGTCCATTCCGTCTTGAATCGGTGAGAAAAAGAATGGGTAATTAATTGATATGGGTACAATCTTATCGGTGAACATCTTCTTAGCATCGGAACCAGATTTGGACAATACCCCAAAACGTGCGTCGGTTGATATGGTCGCCATGTCCACTGTAACTCCGGATGCCATAAATGAAAAGCCTGAACGTCTATTCTTGAGATAGCACATACCGTAACACCTACTATCGGCAGATACTGCGGCCCAGAATAAAAAGAATAATCTATTTGCCTCTCGAAAGTCTGGTTGCCCAACATCAATCTTGGACCACTGCAAGTACATATAGTGATTGCCACTAATATAAGTAGGAATGCCTTTATTGACATACCAAAAACCTTGCTCTCTTCTTTTAAATTCTTGATCAATATATTCATAGTAGTTTTCTTTAAATTCATCTGGATATTCTCTCCAATCAAATACTGTTTTGATTTTCTTTAATTCTTTTGGATACTCTGTAACCTCCCAGTGATCTGATTCAAACTTATGAACTTTTGAAGGAACTTTAGGTAATGCTATATGTAGATCTTGTATCTCATATATATCACCAATCATTCCAGTGTGGCTTATAACCACTATATCATGTTCCTTATTGTATCCGTATTTCCATTTCTTAGACTTATTCATCCTAGAGATGATTTTGTCTTTAACAGGATTGACTATTTTAAATAGTGTTTGTTCGTACATTATTTACGACTCCTCCCCTCTGCAAAACCTCCAAAAGTCTTTTCAACTTTTTCTTCTTTAGGTTTCTCTAATAACTTATCTTCTTCATCTTGTATTCTATTAAGAATTTCAAATGCGTCAAATATAGCTAGTTTTTTAGTTGCTGCCGCGTTCTTTAATCTATCTGCTGACAAATCATCTTCATCACCTGTAATTATAGATTCTTTAGCAACTTTTATTAATTCAGTTACTGCTTGATGCCCAGCGGCTATTATACTTAGTTTCGTGTCCTTGATATTCATATTTGATTGTAATTGAATTGGTGGGTACTCGGTATAAACGCTGCCCGTTGATTATGAATTCATATTCGCAACCAGGTTCGAATCCGATAAGATCGTTTTCTTTAACTGATTTAAGTGAATCATCTTTATACACTAAGATTCCTTTAAGAGGTTCTTCATTATCCATAGAGAACATGTCATCATATTCTATTGGCTGAACGAAGTTAAAACCTTTTATAGGTTTCCATTTATCTTCTCTTTTGTATGCAAATATTTGATCTGTAGCGACAAAAAACATATCTTCCTTATAATATGACTTGGAATTCTTTTCAGCTCCTCTAATGTCTCTAAAACGCCTAAAAACGTTGTGATGTACTATTACTTCGTCACCAACTTCTATATTTGAAGGATTCCCGAATGGTATAGACTTAACTACACCAATTCGAGATACGTAATTATGATTTCCAAGTTCTGTATTTAAAATAAGCTCTTGGTTATCGACTTCAATTATATTAGTATTTCTACCTTCTTTTGGCTGAACGATAAATTCGAATACACTTCTCAATATGTTAAGTCATATTCTATTGCAATACCCATATTTTTGTTAAAATCTTTCCAGGGTATCATTTCATCGTTTTTCACAATATAGATAGAGTACTTATCTTCTTCTTCTATAATGTTAGCTATCGTATGTCCTCCGTATACTTCCTGACCAACAGCATAATGCATTGCTCCATCTTTATATCCTTGTCCAATACTTATCTTACGAATCAGCTGCATCAGAAATAGTTCCGTCTTGAATATCTATTTGGACGTCACCGTGTTTTTCTTTAAGAGCAGTTTGCAATTCGTCTAGTTTACCTTTTTGGATAGCAATCATATGCAATGCTTCATGTTTTTGAGCTTCTAACCCTCCAACTTGCATTTGCAATGTGTTGATTCCTTTAACTAGTGCTTGTAATGTTGTTAATTCTTCTTGAGCAATTTTCTTTGCCATAATATTAAATTTTATTTGATTAGATTATTTGGACTTTCCTTTTTCCCACGTACGTCCAACGAAATACGCTCCATAACATGTTACTAATAATGTCTGGAATATTGGGATATATTCTTTTGCCATTGTGAATCCCCCAACGTTACCGTCAAAGAAAGCCATAATAACAAATATTACTGTTAAAAATATTATCACCATTGGTCTAATGTTTTTTGAAAGAAATGAATCTGATTTCATATCCCCAGTCCAACGTGATGTAACTTGTTTTTGAGCTTCACTATCTGCTTTTTCAAGGATAGCTTGCATACTTTGTTTTAGTTGTTCTTTTTCTCCTTTCGAAGTTACTAGGTTATCAACTACGTTACCAAGTTCTTTAATTAATCCTCCACCTAGAAGATCTAATAGTTTACTCATTATTACATCGATTTATCTAACTCTTCCGTTTCATTTTTTCCTCCAACTTTACCTTTACCACCTCCTTGGTTGAGGTTATCATTATTATTAGTACCTGTTGTTACTACTTTCCCTTCTTTATTGGTTTTGTTAAAACCTTTACCTCTTAGGAAGTTACCAAACTTAGTACCTGACGAATCACTCTCATGCTTTACCGTAAATGTAGGAGTTTCCTTAACACCACCTCCAGTTGCACCACCTTTAGCGGCATTGAATTGCGCATCATCGTGCTCCTCTTTAGAGGTGTTTGTAGCATCTTTGTTTTCTTCTACATTATATTTACCCCCATCTTTTGTTCCTATGCCATCGGTGTGGTTGCTGGAATTTTTGTTATTGTTTACATTATCCTTATCTAATTGTATCTTTTTAGCCTGCTTTTTAACATTTTTCATATAAGCACTCTTATTGTCGCCATGTATCGCAGCATCGTAGGCATTCTTACCTTGTGCAACATTAGTTTTATATCCCTTTCTAGTGACCAGCTCGCCTTTTCTAATCTGAGTCCTTTCTGAGTTGATATCTAATTGATCGTTTGTTTTTGAAGTAGTTGCTACTACGGCACCTGTTTTTTTGCCCTTAGTTTTTGGTTTCGCGACAACCTCTTTAATTTCTTCTTTCACTAACTTGCCTGTTTTGCTATTACCGTACTTTTTATGATATGCTTCAAGTCCGCCTAACTTATCAATTTCCTTAGCTCTCCAATCTTTCTGTTCCGTCGACAAGCCCTCTAAACTTTTGCCTGTGTCATAAACAGCAGCTTCACCCTTAACACCATTAACACCCGGTTTTCCCTCTGTTTCATCTGAAATCTCAATTTCTCCTTTGGAGTTGTATGTTTGAGTTTTGACTTTACCTGGGCTCGCAGCAGCTGCGAACATTGGTTTGATTTTAAATTTTCCCATGTTTTTATTTTTAATTATTTGTTAGACATCTCCACCAGCATCTG